TGTAAAGTGGAACACAGGTTACTTTGACAACTCAGCAGGACGTTATAACAGCGTAAATAGCACGTCTATCTTTAATAGCACTACGGCTATCACTTCGATCGACATCGTGCGCCTGACAGGTTCAGCCACATTCACAAATCAGAATAACTCATCTATTCGACTATACGGAGTGAACTAATGAAGCAAATTATTAACTGCGAAACAGGCGAAGTCACCGAGCGTGAGCTCAACGAGCAAGAATTAGAACAGGCTGAAATTGACGCAGCAGCAAGCGCCGAGGAAGCCACCGCAGCAGCTCTGAAGGCTGAGGCTAAGGCTGGACTACTTGCTCGTCTAGGCATCACAGCAGAAGAGGCAGAGCTTCTACTAGCATGAAGCCAATCCTATGCAAGGCAGGGCAACAATTAAGGGAGCAATTCGATGACACGTTCCCGGATAGAGATCGCCGTAGCGATGGATGGGTTGGCGATACACGCCATTCAGCGCGTCCTAGCGACCACAATCCTGATTGGAAGAATGCAGTCGATGGGCTCGCCTATGTCCGCGCCATCGATGTCGATAGAGATGTCCATAAGGGCGGAAAGCCCGACCTCATGCCCGATATTGCTGATCAGATTCGACTCTATGCCAAATCAGGCAAGGGCAATATCGCCTACGTCATCTTCAACGGTCGCATCGCATCGTCTCGCATGGGCTGGCGCTGGCGCAAGTATAAGGGAATCAACCCTCATAACCATCATTGCCATATTTCTTTCACTAAAAAGGGTGACACAGATTCTACGTTCTTTAATATCCCGCTACTAGGAGGCAAGTAAATGGAAGCAGCTATCATTGCAGGTTTAGGTCTTATCGCTATCCCTGCTATCCGTGCAGCTATCAAGTCATACCGCGCTAAGAAGGCTATCGCCGATGTAGCAGTAGACGCTATTGAGGCGGCAGTAGATGCCATCGATAAGAAGTGAGTCCGCAGGACTGGGCTGCGATTGTAGCCATCTGCGCGACGGTTCTAACTGGAACGGCTGCTCTCTTACGATTTGTCATCTTGCACTATCTCGCGGAACTCAAGCCGAATAGCGGCTCATCAATGAACGACCGCCTAGTGCGTGTCGAAGCTATGTTGGAGTTACTACTTAAGGGAAAATAAATCTATGGCACGCAAGAAGGCAATTGACCTAGATACCTATAACGAGCTAGACGCTTGGGCTATATCTCTGCAGGAGATGTACCGCGCCCTACGCAGAGCCGGGTTATCCGTAGATATTGCCCTTGCCATCATAGTAGAGCCTTCGGCTTATCCTGACTGGATATTGCCTAAGCTCCCTGACAAGATCGACCCGCTGCCATACGAGGACGATGACGAGGACTAATGAAGCGCACCGTAGTATTGCCAGACCTGCAATGCCCGTATGAAGATTCACACCTAGTCAATAACCTAGCCCGTTTTATGAAGGCGTATCGACCAGACGCCGTACTTAGCATTGGGGATGAGATTGACCTTCCTCAAGTCTCGCGCTGGACAGAGAACACTCCCGGCTGGTATGAGCAGACCCTAGCGGCAGACCGTGACCATACCGTAGACGTCTTATGGAAACTCACCGAGTACGCTAAAGAAGCCCACATGGTTCGCAGCAATCATACGGATCGTCTCTATAACGTAATCATGAAGAAGATTCCGGCATTCCTATCCTTGCCAGAGCTGCGCTTTGAGAAGTTTCTTAAACTCGACGAGCTAGGCATCAAGTATTGGAAAGACCCTATGCCTATTGCTAAGGGCTGGATAGCCATCCACGGAGACTTAGGCAGCCTTAACCCTAACCCGGGCATGAGCGCATTAGGACAGGCTAGACGGCATGGCACTAACGTAATCATGGGGCACACTCATAGAGCGGGCAGGAGTGCCCATTCTGAGGCTTCTAACGGGGTTTTAAGGCGGGTTCTGCATGGAGTTGAAGTAGGACATGCGATGAATCTAAAAGCCGCTAAATACGTCTCTACGCCGAATTGGCAGCAAGCCTTTGCCATTGTCAAAGAGCAGGGTAAAAACGTCCAAGTAGATCTCATCTACATCGAAAAGGACGGCACTTTTATAGTCGACGGTAAGGTCTATGGCAGAGCCCGTAATCGCTAACCCTTACTTTGAGGACGAAGACCCTAGCCAAATCGTTATCAAACCGTTACCTAAATATACTAGGCATCGTCCAGCCCTGAGGTAAAGTTGCCCATGTAGACGAGATACGTTCTACGGAAAGGGCAAAATGACATTCGCAACATACGCAATCGTCATCATTAGCTGCACTCTATTGGGCTACATGATCGGCGTCTCCGATGGCAAGGTAGAAGGACGCATCGAAGCATTCAAGGAAAACCGATGAACGCCGGTGACTACCTCAACGAAGCAAGAGCAATTATTCAAGACCGTGGTCTGGACTACGGACACCCGACGGACAACATGTCCCGAACCGCATCCCTATGGTCTGCATACCTCGAAGTGCCGCTACGTCCTGACCAAGTGGCGATATGTCTGGCGCTGGTCAAAGTCGCACGGTCAATGGAAACAGGAAAGGTCGATAATTACATCGACGGAGCAGCATACTTTGCTATATCAGGACAACTAAGACTAGAGGAGAATGATTTATATGTTTAAGTGGGATGAATTAGAAGCGCTCAAAGAGGCAGCACTAGCCCGTGACGCTTTCCAAGAGGTACAGGTCTATCAGATCGAGCAGCTTCTACGCGAGCTCAAGTCTATTGGCTGGAAACTAAAGGAGATTAACGACCGTGGGGTACTTTAATCTCGAAGACTACGAGACCGTCGAAGAGCGGCTCATTAAGTATTGGAAGGATAACCCTAATGGCAGGATTCTCACTAAACTTCTGGAGTTTTCACCCTCTCGCTTTATTGTTGAGGCTGCTATTTACCGTGGAGTGGACGATGTTCACCCTTGGGCGACGGGACTTGCAGAGGAGACTGTCCAAGGCAGAGGCGTTAATGCAACCTCCGCTCTGGAAAATTGTGAAACTTCTGCAATCGGTCGAGCATTGGCTAATGCGGGTTACGCCACCAAAGGCAAGAGAGCAAGCCGAGAAGAAATGGGCAAGGTCGCTGCAAAAGCGGCTACCGATAACGTAATCGCTGAAGCCAAGGCTAAGATGGCTAACACGGCTAAGGAATACGTCCCAGTAGCTAAAGAAGATGATCCATGGACTATCCGAGAAGCTGCACCAGCTACAACAGTAGACGAGGCAGTAGCAATCGTAAAGGACATCATCGGAGGGCAGACTGAAAAGGATGTACCTCGATGCTCAAAGTGCCATGACAATAAGCCTATGACATGGAAGACAGGCGTATCGGGTAAGACCAAAAAGCCTTGGGGCAACTTCTCTTGCTTTGCCTGTAAAGATGTCCTCTGGTATGAGATAGCAGCCGATGGCTCATGGCAGCCTCAGAAGAATAAGTGGTGAGTCATGGGATCATTAGAGTTCATGAACCAAGATGGCGAGTGGGAGAAGTTTCCCACCGATGAGGAGATGCAGGTACTAGCCGAGCTCATGGCAGCGCCACCTCATCCACCTGTTAGACCAGACATTACGACAGTCTGCCACCTATGTAACGAGCCCTTCCCTATGGAGGACATCGTAGTCACAGGCGGCAACCCTGTAGCGGGCTATACTTGGAGTTGTCCTAAGTGTCATGCTATAACTAGCACCGGGAAGGCGTAGATCAGACTATGCCATCTCAAGCGAGGAAACACCGAGGGCTGCGTACAGAACGGGTCGTAGCTCAGTACCTATCTCAATGGTGGACAGGTGCAGCTGTTGGTCGCGGTAACGGTAAAGACATCGTGAATATCCCGGTGGACATAGAGGTGAAGGCGCGGACAGCCTTCCAGCCGTTAGAGTGGTTGCGCCAAAGTCGTAAGCGCACGGAGAAGTCAGGCGAGTTATCGCTTGTAGTGTGCCGTATGAATGGACAAGGTGAGGATGCGGCGGAGTATCTAGCCTTCCTCCCATTCAGCGACTTGGTGCAACTACTTATCAAGGCAGGTTACGCTGATTTCCAAGCGGATACGATAAACTTAGAGCCTACATATTGCCGTTGTGGCAATACGATCATGAAAGGCTCACCATGCCATATATGCGAGAAGCTCGATGACAGCAAAACTAGGTAATAGAAAACCTGACTACAAAGCTAATAACGAGTATTACACCCCGAGCTGGGTATTTGAAAAACTAGGACTAGAGTTCGACCTAGACGTCTGCGCCCCTGTTGGTGGGGTCGAGTGGATACCCGCTAAAAATCATTACTCACTAGAAAACGATGGTTTGACAAACGAATGGAATGGTCTTGTATGGTGCAATCCGCCTTATTCCAACCCTACGCCTTGGATAGATAAATTCCTAGCGCATGGAAACGGTATTATGTTAACTCAAGTATCTAGAAGCAATGCATTTATGCGTCTTTGGAGCGAAGGTGAGGCGATCATGTTTCTTCCTCGTAATATGACCTTTGAGCATAAAGAACATGGCACTAAAAGCATCTTTATGCCTGTGGCTCTATTTGGAATGGGTCATAAAGCTCATGCTGCCTTTATTCGTTCAGGAATTGCGAGAGTGCGATAATGCCAATTTATGAGTTCCAATGCCAGAATGACCAGTGCGAGTCTATGGCTATCTATGACCACAAGATCCCAATCACAGAACCAGCAGAGATGGACTGCGCCTTCTGTGGGGAACAGATGAAGAAGATTTACTCCGTACCTGCTGCCATATTCAAGGGTAACGGATTCTATTCAACCGACAACCGTTAGGAGTCGCTATGACGGCTTACATGCCGCCGAGCCAGACAGATGACTGGGCAACACCTCAAGCGTTATTCGATAGGCTCAATGCCTTTCATCACTTTGACCTAGACGCAGCTGCTAGTTCAACCAATCACAAGGTAGACAACTGGCTAGGTTTAGACCATCCAGATCCTAGCCGTAGAGATGGGCTCACAGCTGAGTGGGATGGCGAACATGTATGGCTTAACCCACCTTACGGGCGCATACTTAACCAATGGGTAGCTAAGGCTGCTGACCATGCCTACCGCAATAAGGCTGAGGTAGTTCTATTGCTCCCAGCTCGTACTGACACACGATGGTTTCATGATTATTGCATACACCATGCCGTTGAGTTCATTCGCGGGCGTGTTAAGTTCGGAGATGCTAAGACTGCTGCGCCCTTCCCTTCTATGATCGTGAGAATGAAGTGATTGCGACACGCCTTCTGACCAGCACTTTTACTGAGATGCTTGGTTGATATGATAAACTTACAGAGTCTTTCGCTTCTTTCGTTAAAGGCTAATTCGCCTAAAGCG